CGCAGACCCAGCGCACGGGCGGTGGCATACGCGGTGGCGGTGGTACTGGTGACCGTATCCCATGCGAGGAAATCCGGCCAGATGACCATCAGCTCACGCTGGCTGAAATTCTGGCGGTAGGCTTTCACCTCGGAAATGGTCTTACAGCCCCATGCGCTGATATACCCGAAAGCGCGCAGCTTCTGACAGACTGATGCCAGTGCAACAGCCACCTCTTTGGTGTCCAGTCCCGGCACGCCGAGAATACGCGGTTTAACACCGGTTACTGACTCCGCCGCCAGCAGGGCTTTCAGTCCGGTGTACTGACCGTTTTCGTCGGTGGTGCCGATGATATTGGAAACGGTCTGCGCGAGTTTCGTTTCCTCGTCGTCGCCGGTGCCGTCTTCCACACGCACGACAACGGTGACCGGTTTTGACTGGTCGGCGATAGCCTGCAACGATGCCGCCAGCGTGCCTTTTTTACCGGCCTTTGCAATTGCGCTCTGCACATTGGTAATCAGCACCGGTTTATTGAGGGGGAAGGTTTCCGCATCCGCATCGCTGGCCGTGCAGACCATGCCGACAATGGCGGTGGATACGGTGGAAATGACGCGGGTGCCGTCGTTAATCTCCAGCACCTGCACACCGTGATGATAATCACTCATCCGTTTAACTCCGTGGTTAATGGGTGAGTGGTATTTTCAGTTGTACAGGGCGTGAGACGCTATTTGTCCTGACTGGTCAGGGGATGAAACAACAGATAAAGAAAAGGCGGGCAATCCGCCCGCCTGTATTTATTGTGGTAGTTCCGGCCATTCAGGATTTGCAGGATCCACACGACTGACCAGAACGCTGTAGCGTTCCCATGCCTCCAGTCGGCTGCGCTCCTCATCTGTTGCCATATTCAGCCTGACCGCACGCTCCAGCGGCTGAATCAATGCCTCAGCTTCTGCAAGCAAGGTTGACTTTCGGACTTCGGCTTGCTGCTGCCGTTCTGCATCCGTATATACACGTTTAATTACAGTGTCATCTTTGAACATCCAGTTACCTGAAATATCAGCGCGACGGTTGGCGGTTATATTCGGTAACTCAACAACACTCAAGCCATCAGGGTTGAGCATTGACACATCTTTCTCAATGCAACGAATAATACCGTTCTCGTCGTAGGCCATTTTTAAAGTGTCTGGCTGGAAATTCTTTTGTTCCTCATACCAGTTTTTACCATCATCTGACCATAGCCAGACAATATTAAATCGTTTGGTTAATTCATATTGTTCAATAGTTTTTGGATTCCCTGCCTTAATATTTTTTAAATGCATCATCATTAAATACTCCCTGCGTTATACCATGTGCCATTAATACAATACTGAACAGGTCTTGCCTGCGCGATATCAATTAATTCATCAGTATTACTATTGACAACACCAGTAAGAACATGCCCTGACCTGTCATGCCAGCCAGTACCATTCCACGTTGGAAGGGATGACAAACCACCTAAGCGAATACCTGTAATAAAACGTGAATTACATTCCGCCTTGGTATAAGCGCCAATATCACCTGGCGATGGTTTATGAGCTGTCGTATAAATTTGCGCCCATCCAGACCATTGAGCATCATCTGTATCCCGCCTTGAACGGATATATGCTGGCGCGTAACCTCCACTGGTGCCGCTCCAGCCGATAAGTAATTCACCTTCTCCAACTGCGGACACCCCCGTAAGATGAAGCACATTGCCATAGGTGTAAGGGTAGCCATTGTTATATGCCTCATACATCTGAATACCAGGCGTCCCCTTTGCACTCCCGCTTAATGCTGTGACGCGATTCCGGGATACCAGCGTATTAATATTTATATCGCCGGTGCCATCAAATTTGACACCATTAATATTTCGTGCCGTTTTCAGCTTTGTAGCTGTAGCCGCATTGCCGGACAGTTCGCCTGAAAGACCGGCGCTGAATGTCTGTTTCGCCGCCCATGTCTGAGCTTCGTCGATAATTGGCACACGTCTTGTCGTGATCGTGCGGCTTCCCGGATTTCCTGAAATACGCACCATAAAAAAGCGGTAGTTCGCTTTACTTACAGTGCTGCGCCATACATGCATTGAGCGCCCCGTACCGGAATCATCACTCGGACCAACTGCGATGTTTATCAGGTTGCCATCAATGACGCCCCAGTCCATACCGTCGGGAATGTTGGTCATGTTATCAAGCCGCACGGTTATCAGACTGCCCGGCACAAAATCGTAGGTCTGCCAGTCCAGACTGGATAGTTTTGCCACTGCGCCACCGATGCCCAGATTCAGAGGCAACGAAAAGGAGTTATATACTTCTCGCCATTCGGTCCATTTGCTCCCGGCGTAGACGCGCTCAAAAGTGCGTCCCTGTGTAGTTTCTGATTTCCCTGTGGTTGTGTAACGCTGCCAGACAGACACACCATCAAAACGTCTGATTACTTCCAGTATCCCAAGTAGTGTCGCGCCAACGGTGTCCAGCATCGGACCGTTTGTTGCCTTTCCTGTAACACTGTAAATACCGGGGTCGGTTAGAACATTTAAATCACCTTCGTAATAACGACTCTCTGACTGATGACCGACTCTTAACCACGGTTCCCACTGCGGATTTGATGCATCCCAGCTTGCCGCAAGGCAGCGGACATACATATTTCCACGGCGAGTGGTATAACGTTGCGTTCTTCCATAATTTCCGCCTTCGAGGATCTCAAGCATCCCCTGAGCAAAGCCGCCTTCCTCTGGATAATTGCGTTCATATGAAGCTATAGCCGAGCTACTGTTACGCCATAAACCAAGATGTTCGGCGGCTCCAAGCGTATTCAGGTCTATAGTCGTACTCAAAGGGCGTGTTGCTGACTGAATCTGACGCCAGTAGCTCCACGGACCGTCTGAGCCATTCCAGGTGCCAGAAAGGTTGCGCATATAAACATTGCCTGTTCTGGTGGTATAACGCTGCATTCCTGCAAAATTACCGCCATTGAATACCTCAAGCACACCGACAGCATTATCTTCCGGGAAATTTTTCTCCAGTGTTGCGTTAGTTGAAGTAGCTTTAGACCAGATCCCCAGATAAGCCTTAACGGGACCAAATGTATTCAGATCAGCATCAACCGGCATTTCGCCGTTGTTTTTCATAAACGTCAGGCTGGTAACGCCAACATTGTCCAGAAAAGCGTCCTTATCTGGAATATCGCCACCGTTCTGGTCTTTCTGCAGACGTTTCTCAGCATTGTCATAGGCTGCTTTTACTGCCTTTGGCGTTGCAGCCTGCTTTTCACTGGTGCTGTTTGTTGCACTGCTTAACTGAGTAAAACCTTTTTCTGTCAGCGTGGCGTCAGGATGGCGGCGGGACTGCTCATGCTCTGCGATTTTGTCATCGACGTAATCCTGCGTCGCCATCACTGTGCTGGCATCAATACTCAGCTCAACGGACGCCACGTTGCTGAGAATAATAACCATGCGGCAGGTCTGCGCACGTCCGGAGCCTTCAGCCAGTTCTGGCTTATAGCTTTCTGCCATGTTGGATACCGCAATCAGTGTTCCGGCATCGTCATACAGACCAAGCTCACGCATCCAGAAGCCGCCCACTTCTGGCGGAACAACCAGTTCAGCCACGATATAGTTTTTATTCTTGTTATCCACACTGACTTTATTCAGAGCGTGACGCCAGACTTCACGCACCAGTTTCGTCTGACCGGCATCCGGCACCGGCAATTTGCCATTACCGTCACCCACGGCCATTGCAGACAGGTTTACTTTTTTCCCGCCGGGGACAGTGGCGGCTGCCAGCTTTGCGGCTCCGGCAGTAGTGATAACGGTTTTAAATTTCGTGCTCATTGTTTCTCACTTATCCGGGATAAACAGTAATAACATCACCATCACAGACCACACCGCCTGTATACAGATAGCCGGGAATGTCCTGGATAATGTTCAGACCGATAAGGTGGCGACTTGCGGGTTTGGCATCGGCAATCAGCCGTTCCATTTCCAGATACATCTCTTCCGTGATACCGCTTTCCAGTACGCCAATATCAAGGCGAAAGGTTCCGGCCGGGTCGTTTGTCTCCCACCATTCCTTTACGTTAATGAGATAGCCGAGCGGCTCCACCACACGCCGGATTGCACCGATAGTGCCTTTATGGCAGTGAATGAAATACGCATCGCGGATAACGGCGCGTTTTGTTGCTTCCGGCCACTTTTCATCCCAGCGGTCAACCGAAAACGCCCACGCCAGCCACGGCAGCAGATTTGCCGGGCAGGTGTCCGGGTTCCACAGCTCACGAATACTGACCGGCGTTTTTTCAATTTCCGCACAGGCTTTTGCGGCGGCGACTTCAAGCGGTGATGAGCCGGTCGGCAGCAGGCGCGAATCACTCATCCGAGCCTCCGGTCACGACGCGGTATTCGGTACAAAAAGACGCCTGCGTACTGTTGAGCACGATGTCGGCCAGCGGTGCAGCCAGCTCGACACGCTGCACGCCTTCCACATGCAAAGCGGCATAAATGGCAGACAGACGGATGTCGCGCCCCAACCGGTGCTGTGCCGTGATATACGCTTCCAGTTTTTTCACGGCGGCAGCGCGAATGGGTTCGCTTTCGGGACCAGGGTAAAGATACAGCGTGGCGTTTATCTGGTATTCAACGATGGCGGCAGACTGCACGGTCACGCGGTCGGCCACCGGCCTGACGTCCTCGCCATTAAGGGCGTTACGCACCACAGCCAGCAGGTCTTCGGATGCGACGCCGTTATTTTCACGTGACAGCACAGAGATGGTGACACAGGCCGGAGACGGACTGGTGACAGAGATATCCGCGACACGCCCGTCCGCACTGCGACCATGATACTGATAGGCACCCACCGACCCGGCGACGCTTAAACCTTCAAACGCCTGCTGAATACGCAGACGATAATCGGTGTCAGATTCCATCACTGCCGGTGTCGGCGGGATGGTCGAATCATCTGCCGGGGTGATAATCAGGCGCGTGGTGTTGTAATTGGCACCAATCACATCAAGGTCATTACCGGCTGCACAGGCCAGCATCACCGCCCGTGCAGCCTCATTCACACGCTGACGCCAGATAAGCTCACGATAAGCATTTTCCTCCAGCAGTTTGACGAGAGGCTCAGATTCCAGCGTCAGGGTACGGGCGACCGCCTCCTGCTGGTCTTCCGGGTAAAGGGAAATCAGTGTCGCCTTGCGTTCGGCGAGAATGGTTTCAAAGTCCAGCTCCTCGACCACATCCGGTGCGGGTAGCTGGTTCAGGTCGATAATCGGCATGGTTTCAACTCACAGGGATGGTTAACGAAAGTGGCTGGCCGGTGTCGTTGTGCTGGCCGGTTAACGTGACCGTCATTCGCCCGTCAAAACTGCGCGCCGTGGTGACAGATGACAGCGTGACGCGGGGTTCCCATTTCAGCACCGCCATGTAACAGGCGACCTTAATCTGCAACTCAAGCGCCGGGGTCTGCGGCTGGTCAATCATTGACGCCAGCAACGAGCCGTAATCACGACGCATCACCCGTGAGCCGACCGGTGTGCGCAGGATATCGCCGATACTCTGGCTGATATGCTCAAGGTCAGTGACCGTCAGGCCATCACTGCGATTCATTCCGAGATAACGCGCTGTCATAGAGGGCTCCCGGTTGTGCCGCCGCTGTCGCCGGGGTGTTTATGGGTATGCAGTACCTTACCGTTTGATGAGAGTTCACCGCCGGTGTGTTCAATGTTGCCGCGCATCGTCCCGCCCTTCTGCACTTCCAGCGTGCCGGTAATCAGCCTGTTGGTGCAGACCACCTCCGGTGTGTCCAGGGTGACGCGGGTTGATGCTTTCACCATGACCACCGGCACCGTGGCAGTAACAGAATCAGAAGCCGTCACGCTGGCCGTTTTAATTCCGCTTACCGTGAGTGCACTGGTTTCAGGTTCATATTCAATCACCGCCCCGTCAGGGAAACGGATATGCAGGGCATCCGCCGACGCAGACGGCGCGGGGTTATCGCCGGAATAAATCCCCGGCAGAACGAACGCCGTGTCGAGTTCACCGCCCACGGCCAGAATCAGCACCTGCTCCCCCACGGAAGGTGCCCACCATGTGCGCGAACGACCGGCACGATGGGTCAGCCACTGAAGCCAGTCAGTGCACATGCCGCCGGTCTGCACACGGCAGCGACCGGCGTTAAGGTCGGTTTCGACGACAAGGCCGGTGCGGATCATGTTGCGCAGTGCGCGCGCGAGTTCCTGAATATTTGCGAGAGTGTTCATAACGGGAAGGATGCCGCCGGGTCATACCGGCGGCAATGTGACGATGAGGTGTCAGGAATGGCACAACTAACGGTCGAGGTGAGCCAGGATAATCTCTTCAATCATCTGCACATCCTCACCGGTAAAGCCGAGCAGAGGACGCGCCGGATAATCAATTTTCTTACCGTCTTT